TTCGACCACAACGGCCAGCCTATCCGTGACGCCAACGGCAAGATCAAAAAAGGTCCAAATTATCAGCCGCCAGTGCTTGACGGCCTCTATTGAAAGTGTGATACACTTGTGTCACATCAACCAAAGGAGTAACTGTAATGATCAACGAACTTGTCAACTGGGTGAAGAACGCATACACCACACCAAGCGCCGAAGCACTGGCACTGCGCGAGTTGGAAGACAGCAAGCGCAGGCTGCTGGAGGCCCAGACAGCGCGTGAATACGCTGACTCCATGTGCAAGTACCGTGAGGCGCAGATCAAGCGCCTGACGGCCTATTTGCACAAGGCCACTGAGGAGCAATCATGACATGGCCCTTCCCTCCTCCCGGTGGCCCTGTGCCGTGGACTCCGCAGCAGGAATCCGAGTACCAGCGCCAGCAGCGCAGCCAGTTGCCGGAGGCACCGTGGTAAGACGCAAACCATCGACACGGGTAAACGCTTTGGCTGCGGCACACCTGCTGCGCGGTATCCAAGACGGCTGTCACACCTTGTACGAGTTGACTGAGATGTGCGGCCTCCAATACCAGACGGTGTTGAAGTATTGCAACGCGCTTCACAAGTTAAAGGTGATTCACATCTGCGACTGGAGTGAGGATGTCCGAGGTGGTCGCACCCTTCGTGTTTATGCGATGGGGACAGCACCCAATGCACCCAAACCCAAACGACTCACAGGTAAGGAAATTTGCGCCCGGTATCGCGCCAAGCGCAAGCAGCTTCAGATGATTCAAAGGATGGCAGCATGAGAAAACGCAGCAAGTACAGACCAAAGCCCGTGTTGATGAACCCCCTCGGGTACGTCATTGAGTCCATGACCCCAGTGACCCAACACGAGAACTTTCTGTTGGACCTCAAGATCAAAAACAGTGAGTCGATGGTGTCACTGATGCAGGGCCGCGCCACCAAGGCCGACATGGACATTCTGATCTCCATGTCGAATGTCACCGAGGCGCTGCACCAGATGGGTTTTGGCGCGGAATACAAAGATGTCTGCGTTGATGGGAGGTTCGCAATCCTGAAGATCATCGAACGCGCCCGACAGCATGGTCGGTTCACACCCACAGGGCTAGAGATTCAGACTCTGAATTTACTCATGGAACTGCACGATGCTCAGATGGATGTGATCACGGTGCGCGACATCGAGAAGGCGCTGGCGCTGGTGAAGTTCAAGATTCAATACGACAAGGACACAATCAAACTGGCCCGAGTGCCGGAGGCGACATCATGAACTGCTGTGATGAATACGGGAACTGCAACCAAGGACGCGATTGCCCAGTTCGGGTGGCGAGAATTGGGCAGCGCATGAAGTCCGCTGACCTGCTGCCGCCAAGTATCTGGCGTGAACAACTCAAACGGCTTGCGTACTGGATGCTGATGGCCTTGATTGGTTTGACCGTGTGGCCGGTGCTGGCTTATTTGGTCTTGCGGGCGTAGAACAGGGTGCGGTCACCGAACAGATAGAACCCGACGGCACCTGCAAAGTTGTCCACGGACTCGCTGTCGATGCTGTTGATCTTGAGGTAGGCCCAAGTGCCCAGCACAATGACCCCGACAGCAGGGCGCATCAAGCGCACAGCAGCCTCAACCCACGGGTATGAGGGGTTGGTACCCCCTGCATCGTTCATCGCTTTGAACATGTTCAGATCGAGTTCGCGCATCTTGACGTACTCGTCCACGTTGACCGGCTTGTAGTTGTCGGTTTGAATGAACCGACCAATCAAGGATTTCCCTAAGTCAACGGCCAGCGGGCCAAGGGCTGCGAGTATGGTTAGCGGGTCCATTACGGGTACTCCTTGCGGGGCAGTTGAAAGTGTGGGCCGTCTGTTTGAGGCGTCTGCCAGTTGCCGCCCCATTCGATTGGTACACCGACCAGTTTGGACGCCTCTTGCATTGCGTCGTTGATTTTGTGATACAGCGGCCATGACCAGTCAACCTGATCGTCCACCCAAGCACCCAAATCAACCGCTTTGGCAAACCCGTCAGCACCGGGGATGTGCCGCGAATTCATGGTCCAACTGGCCCCTGACTCGACCAGCTTTTTTTGGCGAACAGCATCGCGGACACCTTCAATCACAGTGAAGTCCACGGTGGTCAGTTGAATGGCCTTCTCGACCACCTTGACCAGATCGGGGTGAACACCCTTGAGTCGCGCTTTGGATCGGACACCAAGGCTGTACATCTCAGTGACCTTTGATCCAACTGAGGCCGAAGCCGATGGCGCTGGAGATAAATGAAACAAATGCCATTCCGGCCCAAAAGCCACCGCGCCCTTGGTTGGCAAGGGCCACAAGATGTTCGACATGGCTTTCCATCTTGTCGATCTTGGCACTCATCTCGTCGAAACGGCGCTCGTAATTTTGAACGCGCTCCCACAAAACTCCATATTTCACTGGGTCAATCTCAGCCATGTCTACTGCTTCCATGATGAAGGGTGCCTGTATTTTAACTATTTTCGGTTAACGTACAAACTCGTTTTCAACGAATCGCTCTGGTGCCAGCATGTTGACACCGGCAGCGGTTGTACCTGTGACAGCCGCACGAGTCGGAGCACCCCATTTTGCCGGATCAGCCATGATTTGCAAAACACGGTTGCGCTCGGCAGCGGGCAGTGACTCCAGCAACTGAGCAGCACCCTCGGGTGTCTTCAGGGCTTCGGTCAGGGTCGCCATTGTCTTGGTGCCGATCTTGGTTTCCAAGATGTTCAGCGCCTTGTTGGTTGTCGCGGCCACGGCACTCAGGTAGGACGGCAGACGGAACTTGCTCATGTTCTGGAGCAGCAGTTCCTTCAGGGCAACCTGACCACCTTCGACTTGGGACTTGATGTTGGCGTTGCGGATGACCTTTGCGGCCTCGTTCTCCAGCGGTGCCAGTGTGTTCTCGGCCAACTCGACTGCGATGTTGTACTTGCCCGGGCCGAGAATCTTCTCCACGGCCTCTGGGGACTCGTTCTGCACGAGGCGCACAAAGGCGTTCTTGTCGGTCTTGAACAGACGCAGGGCTTCGCCGGTCAACTGCTTCTCGGCAATCTTCTGGGACATCTGCGCGTGTTGCTTGAGGTAGTCGCGGTAGCCTGCGCCACCCGCTGCCTCGATGGCATCGTCGATCACCGGCTTCACACGGCTTAGAACGCCAGCAGCGAGGTTGCGCTGGCTGGTGGCGTCCATGCCCGGGCGAAGCTGCTGGATCGCGGCGTTGACCGAGTTCTTGCGAATGGCGTCAAGGGCGCGGGCATCAATGACGCCACCACTGCTGGTCCATTTGGCAATGTCGTCGCTGACGTTGCGCAGGGAACCCAGCAACACATCGTTGCCAGCAAACTCGGGGTTGTTTGCCACGGTCTTGAGGCTGCGCACCAGTGGCTCACCTTCCAGCGGCTTGATGCCCACGGAGCGCAGAGCGCCAGCGGCCTGCTCGGCAAACCGGGCACCTTGACCCAGATCAAGGGATGCTTCAGCGGCCTTGTTGGCCCAGTCACCAAAGGCTTTTTCAGCCAACTCGCCCGAGTAGGTGTACTTGGTCAGGCCAACGGGCAGATCGCGTTTGATCAGGTTCAGACGGGCACTGGCGTTGGCAATGTCGCCCAGTTCCATGAGGCGGCGAACCTCTTGCACTTTGGCAGCAGCTTGCTCACCGAGGTCAGCAGACAGACCTTCCAGACGGGCGACTTCTTTGCCGAGGTTGGCACGATCAAGGGCGCTTTCACGCATCGGGGTTGTGATCGAACTGACAGCCTTCTTTGCACCTTCTGTGGTTGCCCGGACATCGGCGGCTGTTTTGCCACCGGCCAGCTTGGACAGGGCATTGAGCGACACATCGCCTTGGGACTTCTCCAGTGCCGACAGGAAGCGCGGATCGCGGGCCGTGGCTCGGTCGATCAGGGCTTGGAACGTGGGGCTGTTGATGTCGGCTGCTGCCTGCGCTGCGCTCATGCCTTTACCTTGCCCTGCCTTGAGAGCGTTGAGCACTTCGGGCAAGTCTGGGCCGAGGGCGTTGCGGGCGATGTCAGCAGCTTTGTTCTTGGGAATCTGGCGCAGGTCTGCCAGCTTGCCCACACCCTTGGCGATCAGCGGGCCAGCCACACGGCCACCAGCTTCAAAGGTTGCACCCTCAAGCACGTTGCGCACGGGTTCAACGACTTGGGCAGCACCCTGACGAGGGGCTTTCATGCCCATCGCCACATCGGCCAGTTCCAAACCTTCTTTGGCAATACCGTAGCCCAGACCAGCACCGCCCACGATGCCAGCCGGACCCATTGGTGTGCCCAGCAGACCGCCACCAATTGCACCACCAGCTTCGAGAAGCGGGGCGACAAAGGGACGCGCTGCCTGATAGACACGCTGACCGGTGCTCAGTTCTTGACGGGCACCGGGCATACCCTCGGACGCAGCCGTGCGGGGGCGCAGCGACTCAGGCAGTTCCGGCGCGGCTGGCGCTGCCGGTGTTGTGAGTTTGCTGATGTCGTACCCGTTGGCTTGCAGCTTGGCCGTCAGATCGGCCTTGCTCATCCCATCGGGTACGCCTTTGATGATCGTGCCATCGGGTAAACGAACGTCCATTATTTCAGGCTCCCAAAGTCGATTACACCGCCTGCTGCTGGCGCAGCGGGTGCGCCGCCGCCACCGGCACGAGAAGCGCGAGATTGAGCGTTTGTCACACCTTTACGGATCACGTCTTGCAGGTCCATCGCGGCGCGGATGAATTCCTTCTCGTCAGTCGAGGTGGACATCCGGTTGATGGCATCCGTACCCTTTTGACCTTCTTTTTCCGTGATGGCACCGCCACCCTTGAGCGACTCGAAGGCTTCGAGGAACGAAGCACCCTTGATCTGGTCAAAGCGGGACATGAAGCCAGCGGCATCGGTGCCGGGAATGAACCGTGCGCCGGGGAGCCATGTGGCACCCACGGCGTTTTGGAAACCGGGGTGGGTCTTCTCACCTTTGAGCAGTTGGCCGGTTTTGGAGTCACGCTTGCCGATCAACTCGTCGATCAGGCGCATACCTTCCTCGGCACGACCGATGACCTTCGGCAACGCCTGCATCGCAGCCACATCGCCTTTGGCAATTGCTTCACCAACGGCTCGTGCGCCACCCATGCGCTGCTGGAACGCTGGGTCGGCATCACGACGAGCGTTCTCCTCAAGCACGGCAACACGGCGACCTTCAAGGCCAATCCGCAGACCTTCGTTCTTAATGCGCTCGGCTTCGCCGGGGGCCATTGTCTTGGTCTGAGTGCCGATGGTTTTCAGTTCACCGGTCAGCGGCGCAAAGGTGCGCGACTCGACTTTGCCGCCAAGGTCCGTGGTAGACAGTTGCGGCTTGTTCAGTTCCATGAACTTCTCGGTACCCAGCTTCGACTCGTTGATCAAACGGTTCAGACCACCGGGGGTCTGCAACAACTGCTGGATGCGCTGCATCGACTGGTCCACTGTGATGCCACGGGCTTCCAATGCTTTGCCGATCACGGGGTCAGCATGGTTGGCCTTGTGCCATTGCATGTATGCCTCGGCAGCATTGGGTGAGGTTGGGTCAATTGTTTCAAGGAACTGACGCGACTGTTTCAGCTTGCTGTCAAGCAGATCGACTTGTGCTTTCTGCTGCTTGGTTTTTGCTTCACCGAGTTCCAGCAAGCCCTTTTCAATACCGGGCAGCTTGGAACCAAAGCCGCCGGTCGAGAGCGATCCGCGCAGCTTGTTGACATCCACTTCACCGGTTTGCGGGTTGTATGCCTCGGCGTATGCGCGGTTCAACGCATTGGTCGATTCTTGCTCACGCTGAACCTGTTGCATCTGCAACTGGGCCAGTTGGTTTTGCTGCTGTGCGCCTTGGATTGCCATGACCTTGCCGTATTGAGCCAGCGGGTCTTGAAGTTCGATCCCTCGAACTCCCATTGCGATTGCGGGGTTGATTGGCATGATTTGTCCTTACGGTGCGTAGCCAATTGGGCCTTGACCTGAATAACCAACACTTGGAATATTTGATACAGGCGGCACCAGTCGATTCATCATCTGCTGATTCTGATAGTAGTTCAAACCAGTATTCAAAGCACCCGTTAGCGCATTGGCACCACCCACGTAACCAGAGGCTCGTGCGGCAGCACCACTCATTTGAATGTCGCCTACGTTTTGGGCAGTCTGCATCCCGGATTGACCAATTTGTTGGGCTGTGGTTTGACCCACACCGGCCAACGATTGAAGTGGCTGGAGTCGAGCAACACGTTCGGTTTGGTACCGGTTGAATGCGTTCGTGTATTCTTGCGATGCGAGGTCTTGACCGAACCGCTGAATACCTTTGAGCGTTGAGCCGGACAACAAACCACCACGAGCAGCAGCGGATCGCTCCAGACCTTTCATGCCTTCGGACATGCGGAACGAGTAGCCCGGGTCTGCCTGAAAGTCAGACATGCTGAAATTTTTGTAGTCGGTCAGCGGAATGAGTTTATTGAGTGCAGTTTTACCTGCCTCCATCCATGGCATTTGATCTTGCCGAGTCTGCTCGTACTGTTTGTATTGAAGGTCAGCAGCACGATCTGCGGAAGCAGCCTGCGTAGATGCCGCATCACCTGCGGCCATGCCGCCAATTACAGCACTGCCTACAACAGCGCCAGCTACCCAAAATGTCATGGTGACACCCCGATTTCTTTGTGTTTGACCTGATTACCGAGACTGTACATCGAATCGGGTTCTACCTCAACCAATTCGGCTTCGGCTTCCTCGACCGTTGTCGCCTCGATGGCGTGAAACGTCATGCAAAGCGCGTCAGTGATTGCATACACCGCCCGCTTTGTTCCCGGTTTACTTTGAAACAAGTGAGGCCCGGTGACCTCTTGCACATTACCCTCGCCGTCCGTGATTGCCACGGTGCCCGACACGATAAGGTACAGGTGTTCTTTTTTGTGAATTGCCCCAACCACCAGCACTCCGGCGTGACGAAACACTTCACGACAGTACATGCCGCCGTGGAAATAGTGCTTTGTCTCGGGTTCGTATTGCGGCAGTTTTGACAACTCTTGCTGCAACGATTCTACCTTTTGCCGCATCATTTGAGGCGGCGCAACAGCGAACCCTTCACCGTAAGTCACTCGCATCAGGTCACCTCGCGTCCGCTGACGCGCATGTTGATGGCGCTGGCGGTTCCCGCGATTGTACTGATGAAGTCGCCGGGGTTCAAAACCTGCCCGACCAACTCGGGGAATGTGTACACCTCGGACGGCTGAAGCGCCTTGGTCTTGGTGATCAGGTTGCTGTTGCCAGCAGACCCAGCAGTTGTGACCAAGTTGACCGAGATCGTGGCAGCACTGGCGCTGTAGTTGGTCGCGGTGAACTTGTCGATGATCGTGGTCACACCGTTGGCGGTGTACTGGGTTGTCTGGGTGTTTGCGACATCTTTCGATGGCACCAGATTTTTGACGATGACGGTCATTAGGGTTTCTCCTTATTCAAGCATCAGGTAGCTGCGGGAGTCTTGCTTCCACTTACCTAGGGTTGCATCGTAGATCAGCTTGTCGCCGTCCGATGGGTTCATGGCGCTTACATCGGCCAATTGAGCCAGCATAGCGGTTACTTGTGCGGGCAGCAACGACAGAGCGTCCACCTGTTTCTGCAACTCGGCTGTCAGTTCGGTGCAAGGGCACTCAATCTTCTTTTCCAGCGCCTCAATCTGCTTTTCCAACTCGGCCACTTGCGACACCAGATCGCTGGGGCTTGGCTGTGTCTGCACTTCCTGCGTCAGCGTCTGAAGCAGTGCGTCATAACTGGCGATCAACGACTCGGCGCTGGGGCTAACCACCGGGTCGTCAATGACGGCGTTCGCCACGTTGTTCAACGACAAGAAGAACAAATACCACGCCCTGCTGACCAGACCCGTGTTAGGGTCAACCAGCGGCACCCGTGGAGGCGTGATGATTGGGTTAAGCATTCGTCGGACTCAGCAGCAGTTCAGCGCCCATGATGACGATCTTTACGGGGTCAGTGCCTGACACCTCGTAGACGCGATCACGCAGCTTCAGGGTCATGCCCAGTCTGCGCCAGATGGCGCGGCGATAGTACTCACCGATCTTGCCGATGCTGATCCAGTGCTCATTGGACCATGTGTGCCCACCATCGTCTGACCAGCGCAGCATGACTTGTGGGTCGCTGCCTTGACCAAGGTTCAGGCCAGTGCCCGACTCGCAGTCAAGCTGGAGGCTGTGGTGCGCGGTGCGCTTGAGGTTGTTCTGACCGGTGGGCAGTGCTCTCCACGAGCGTAGCCACTTCTGGATTTGCCCGTTGTCCGAGTAGTCTTCCAAGTCGAACGAGTAGATGTTGCCGTTCTCAAAGTCACCCACGACAACCTTGTTGTTGAACGACATCTGGCAGTTGCTGCGATGGCGAGTAAACGCGCCATTGACAAACCCGGCTCTCTCGTGCCAAGCCTGTGTGGCGGCATCGTACACCCATGTGGTGTTGGCCGTGGGGAAGATCAGCACGTAGAAGCTGTGGCCCTCTTGCTGGTACGTGTAGGCAATCGCATCAGTGATGTCGGCGTACTGCTGAATCTGCCACTCGATAGCATGGGTTGAGATGCGCTGACCAGCGTAGCCGTTGGCTCGGTAGACGATACCCTGACCACGGCGGTCACGGCCAAGCCAGAACAAGCCGTTGTCCATCTTGGCGATGGAGTAAGGGGCAGCGCAGCCCAACTCGTTGAATGCGCCGGGGATGCGCTCAAGAGGAAAGTCCAGCGCACCGGTGTCAGACCAGACTTCAATCGAGTTGGTTCCAAAGGCCCAGACCTCGCGGAAGTTGGCAATCACGGCCACCAAGCCGTCAGGAGAACCCTCGGTGCTGGCAAACTCCAGCGGGTCGATAGATGTGCCGTCCAAAAGGGCAGTGACCCACATTTTCTGGCTGTTCGGCTCGTTGAACACGAAGTAGCCGTCCAGATAGGCCACGGTCACCGCGCCGGGAAAGTCTGGGTCAGTGATTGCGCCAAATGCGTTTGTGTTGGCGTTGTAGATGTAGCTGGGGCCGTTGGCTGCAATGAACAACTGGGTGCCGTTGTCAGCCATGATGACAGGACCAGTGCCCGCCACGGTGCCGATCAGCGTGGCAACGTAGGCGTTGTCAATCTTGAACAACTGAGTGCCCGACACCACGAAGCCCACCCCATCGTTTGACGAGAACGCCCACAATCCACGAACTGGACCAGTGCCGATTGTGTTAAGCAGGTTCAAGCCGGGGGCGCGGTTTAGAAACGCAGGCTCTTTGCCAGCTTCGGGCACGATCTCGGGGAACAGGTTGACCATGCGGGCATCCGCAGCATTGACACTGCGGGCCACGTAGGATGAACCGAGGATGGGCGTCTTCATCAGAAGTTACCGGCGTAGATGTTGAACCGCTGACGGTTTGCCACCACGGCGTAGGGCAAGCTCATCACATCGTATGGGTTGTTGATGCGCTTCAAGTTGCGCTTGCTGGTCATGGCAATGCGCTGCACCTGCGGTGAAGGCTCCACGCCAAACTCAGGGGCGATCTCCATTGCCAAGTTGTAGGTGAACGCCCGCATGTAACCCGGTGGGAAGTGCAACTCGGTTGCCAGTGTGGCAGGTTGCGTCAACTCTTGCACCGAGATGAAGTGCCACTCCAAGACCTGCGTGGGTCGGGGGTACACGTACATTTCCACGTTGGGGAATGTGTTGTTGACAAAGATGACCTGCGGAAAGGTCGATGTCGATGTCTTGACAGCGATGCCGTTGTACTGGTCTTGGTTGATGAACTTGATGCCATACGACACGCCGCTCGGGGCTTTGTAGTACGTGCCGTCATCGAGTTGAATGGGGCGGTTGCCCACAAAGTCACCAGTTGGGCCAAGGGTGCGCTTGATCTCACCAGAGGGCCACGAGAAGATTTGGTCTTGGGTGCAGAACACGGACAGACGCTCGGTGTTCCACGAGTCGATCATCTGGTTCATTGCAACCAGAGCGTCTTGACTTGTTGCCGCTGACGCCGTTTCACCTTCGGCAAGAATACCAAGCAGCCTGAGTGCTCGGTTGATCTGGTCGCCAGCGGTATAAGCCATTTCAGTTTCCTTCGGATTCGTCGCTTGCCGAAGTCAGAAAAGAGGGGACTTCGTTGGGCTGTTCGACAGGTTTATCGGTCACTTTGCGAGTCAGCTTGTTACGAACAGGCTTCTCAGCTATCGGTGCCGCCTCAACGGGCGTATCGGGATTGTACCGTGTCCAGCCGTTTTTTTCATCTTCAATGAGTTCTGTCTCGTTGATGGCGACTTTGGCACCGTGAAGGGGGTGTACAAGGGTGATGTTCATTTGGTTCTCCATGTGAAAACGGGGCCGAAGCCCCGTTTTACCAATTGCTCAAGAATTAAGCAACGCGATATGCGGTCCAAGTACCATCGCCGGTTTTACGGGCAAGGAATCGGGCCGATGTGTTGGCGCTGACAGCAGCCACACCAACGATGGTCCAACCAGTGCCAACAACCAAGGTGCCCGCGTTGGTGCCGCCAATGTTGATGATACCGAACTCAAAGGCAGCGTTCACTTTTTGTGCGCTGGTGATGTCGGCTTCCAGATCAGCCACGGTGGGCAGAGTCAGGTTGACGGCAGCGCCGGTGTATGTGAACAGACCGTTTGCCAGTTGAGCAGCAGTCAGAGTTGCGGCGGCTGTCAGTGCTGTGGGAGCACCTTGAACCGTCAGATTAGCTTCGCCGAGGTTGCCGTCACCGATTTGATAACCGCCTGCGCCGTTTGGGAGTGCCATGATGATTTCCTTTCAGAGATTGATTTTGAAAACAGGGGCCGAAGCCCCCGCCTTGGATTAGCCCCAGATGCGGCAACCCATTTGTGGACGAATCGTGTTGTAGCCGTACAGCACGTCAACACGGCAAGGCATACGGTCGTTGTTGATGTCGTACTGACGAACAACGCGCAGGCTGATACCGTTGTGAACGGCACGGCTAGCCATGTCAACGCCTTGTGGCAGCAACAGGTCAGCAGTGGCGAATGCGATGGCATCCTTGTGGTACACCATGTTCTGTGGGTAGCTGGTCGAAGCAGCACCAACGAACACGACAGCCTTGCCAGTGGCAGGCAGGGACACCATAGTGCACAGGGCGTTACCAGCCGAGTACATAGGAGCCACGGTCACGGTAGCAGTGGTGGTGGTTGTCGAAGACGACAAGGCCACGAACTGGAACAGCGAACCGGTGGACTCACGAGTCTGTGGGTTGGCAGCGTAGCAGTCAGCGATGGTGAACACGTCACCAGCGTTGATAATTTCGCCGGAACCGACAGTCAGAGTCAGAGTGGTTGCGCCTTCGGAGGTTACAGCAGCGCCGGTTGTGTTGCCAGTGGCAGCACGGGTACCGCAGGTGTGAACCTTGATCGACTGGCTCATGTTGACTTCTTCGTAGCCCAACACTTGCTCACCCATCATGCCGTTCTTGAACTGGCGAGAGATGACATCTGTGGGGTTGAAGAAACCAGACAGGCCGTTGACCAATGCAGCGTTGGCGGCAGGGTTCACGGTAGCGTAACGAGGCGACATGGTGGCGGCGTTCTCGTTGAGCTTCTGCTGGGCTTGCAACAGCACCAAAGCGGTAGCGGGGGCAACGCCGGGGGTACCGACACTGTTACCGATCAGCTTGTATGCGTTGGCAACGTCAGCGTCCACAGTGGAGGCCAACTGGCTGATACGTGGCTTCAAGACACGCTCTGCGAAGTCGTCCAACTGCATGGTCAATTCAGCGGATGTGAAGTTGATGCCGATGTGCTTCTGGCTAGAGACAGTCAGAGTGGTGAACTGTTCGTTGTCGTCCTGAACTTGCAGGGCGGCACCGTCAGTGACCAGAGCGCGGTCGGGCAAACGGATACGCAGTGTAGAACCGATCTTGGCACCTTCAACAGCGAAGCTGTCGTCGTACTGGCGGTTTACGTTGCGGGTGATCACCAAGTTGTTCTCGAGGATTTCGAGAGACTTGCGGGTGATCATGTCAATGGTTAAGAGACTGTTACTCATGATGATTTCCTAAAATTAGCGGTTGCGGAGTGCCCGTGCCTTGTCGAGTTGTCGTTGACGCTCGGCAGCAATCCAATCCGATGTGCTCATGGTCTTGACAGACCGAGGATCGGTGGTGTCAGTGACACCGGGGTTTACTGCTCGTGCGGTCACCGGACGAATCGGGTCAGGCGCAGACGAGGTTTTCTTTTGGAAAGGTTCGGCACTCAATTTTGCCTCAACTTTACCAATCTCACGCGCTTGCAACAGTGGCGACAAGCGAGAAATGCGATCAGCTTCCTTGGGGTTGCTGCCCAGCCAGTAGGCCAGATCAGGTCCAAGGTCAGACGCTTTGATGGTTTCGGCCATCACATCGGTGACGCGAAGGTTCGGGTTATACGCAACTTGGTCAAAGTCATCGTATTTAGACCGGGCTTCTTCCTCACGCTCTGCAAAGGTTTCTTCAATCTCAGCGCGTTGTTTCTGGATTTCCCGATGTTGGACCAGCTTTTCAGCTTCGGCACGGATGAAATCACCGTATGCCTGCGGGCTGTCAAATTGATCTACTGTCGGAATATCCGTTGGCATTGCTGGCACGGGTGCCTGCTTTGCCTGCTGCTCACGTTCCCATTTGCGCTGTTCTCTTGCGAGGCGCTTGCCAATCATCGCGTCGATTTCAGCCTGCGAGTACTTCTTTTCCTCTTGGGTGCTACCGTCTTGATTCTCAGCTACTACCGGCGCATTTTGTGCATTGTCCGTGGTGGCCGTCACCTCGGGTGCTTGCGCGGAGTCTACTTCCGCTAAGGTTTGGACTTCATCAGTCATTTTTAACTCATGTGAGTTCCCGGTGAACCTCACCGGTACGGTTGGGTTATCTTACAGCAGATTACTCTGGCTGTGCAACATTGGTTTGGGCAGCTTTGTATGCGGCCACAACGTCAGCAGTGTGGATGGATGCTGCAATTGCTTGCACCTTGGCATCTTCACCACTGTAATCGTCACCGGGGGCAACGACATGCCGATGATACGCCCCGCTGATTCGCACACCGTTTTCCAAAATAGTTGTGCGTGTACGGACTTGCACAGCCCCGTTTTCCAGCACTTCAATTCGGTCAACAACTTCAGTTTTCTGCAACATATTACTTCCTTTCTTGCTTGAGAATCCACTCTAGCCTTTGTTTAACAATCTTCAGCGTCCTGAAAATCAGGCAATGTTTTTAGATGATCATACGCTTGCCTGAATGGATTTTCACCATTTATGTCGTAGGCCGCCTGAACCACTTGCTCTGCGAAAAATGGTTTGCCTTGCTCTTTGTAGCTTCGCACATGAAAAACGATCGTAACCTTGTCGGTCAACGACACACCTTCGACACGATGATATGCGGCTAGTGCCTTGAAGCCGCACGGCGATGTAACTGTTTTTTCGAGTGCCATGATCTTTCCTTTAAGAAACCGTCGAAATAATTTTCCAAGTACCCGGCGTACCTTCAGTTGTGCAAACCCACCCAAATGGCTGGCCGGATGTCTGCACGTTGTTAAGCAAATAATCGCCTTGACGATATGTGCCTGACACAGGGATGGCACTAGCATAGCCCACCATGTATGGATAGCCATCAGTGTCGCCATCACCAAATGGTTGACGCATCTTGCTGTCCATGTTTCCGTTGATCGGCATCAGCGTGTATTTGAAAATCGTGCCAGAAGTGTTGTCGTATCCAAAGGAACACGGCTCGACTTTCAAATTGTCGGGATAGGCTGTCGTAAAACTACCGGTGAAGATGAACTGGTTGTTTCTGACCCAATCAGTCGTTCTGGTGAAGTCACCGCCAGCAACGCCAGTGATGGATCGCAATTGACCAGTGGCATCTCCCTCATCAGCAGACGAAATAAACGTGTTACCAACAATGACGACTTTTTGGTCGTTGTAGTACCGTTCAACAACAATAGCAGACCAGTTTTGCGGATTGGCTGTTGTCTGTCCATTGTCAATAAACGTATTGCCGACCACATTGATGAGGCCGTGAGTGCGGTAGAAAAGCATGCCCGCAGCACCGCTATTTACAACCATGTTTCCAGACAAGGTGGATGCGTCAGACGCTGTTTGCTCACCAATCTGGATACCTGATTCGCTGTTGTCTTGCAGGGTGTTGTTGAACACCTTGACTTCTGTGCCTGTAATTCCAATGTTGAAAGCCGTTATGGTGTTTCCAGTGATGGTGAGTCGAGTTCCTTGTATGCCGAGCTGATTATTAGTTCCGGCAGTGGCACCAGTGTTGTCACAGACGTTTCCTGTGGCCGAGCATGTGTAATCAACTTTTCCGCCTTCAGCCCAGATTGCCGCATTCAGTTCAGTTCCACGGCAAGAGTTGAAGTTTTTGAGCGAGTTGCCTGTGACGGAAATGTTGGAGCACAGCGTGACGCCATCGCCCTCAAGCACCACGCCAATGCGAATGCAGTTTTCAATCACGTTTCCGCTGACTGATACATTTTTTGCGCCGTAGAAGTAAATGCCATCCGCAAACTGAGATGCTGCGATACTTGTTACACCAGCATTTGTTTGGTTGCCCAAAATGCCGCGAATGACGTTGTTTGCAATAGTCGAATACTGGCAAGATGTATTGATTGCGGCAGTGCCAATCGTTTCAAAGATGTTGTCTGTGATGATGGTGTTTGTGCAAGCACCGGAGTAAAAACCCTGCTCAAGACCCGTGAACACGTTGTTTTTAACAACAATATTTTTTGACGATGAGCTGTCTATGCGGATACCGCGCTGACCGTTTGTAAAACCTACACTGTTGCCAGCACTGTAAGGATTCGGAAAAGGGGTGCTTGTCCAAGTACCACCACCGTCAAAAATCAAACCTTGAATTGTGATGTTTTCAACTGCTACGTTGTCGTCAGTTAAAAATCCTTGATCGTCTTCATACGGTGTTGTATATGTGAGAGTCGCGTTATTTCCCGTCAACGACACATTTGATTTCAGCACCAATTTGGCTGAGACAGTATATGTCCCTGCGGGAAACAACACTACACCGTTGGTCAACGAGTCAATTGCGTCCTGAATAGCCGATGTGCTGTCAGCTACCCCAGAAGGGTCAGCGCCAAAATCAATGACGTTGGCAGGTGCGCCAGTGATCATTGAGTAGGAAACTTTGGTCAAAGACATTTGCGTTCCTTATGCTGTCATGTAGGAAAAGGACAAGTAGAACCTGCCAGATGCGTTGCAGATTGCCGCGTATGTCGGGAATGTGGTTGTTGACGCATCGACAAGATACAAATTAGAGCCGGAAATATAGACTCCAGTCATGTTCCTGACAGCAGTTGTCAGCAATGCAGCAGACGAGCCGTTATTGCCAATAGAGCCAGCAACATATCCGGCATCAGCAGATGCGAACGGCAAGCCACCAACCTGCAAAGAGCTCGTGTCAGTGTTGTCGATGGACGTAGTGCTGATGACCAGTGAGCAAAAAACGAATCGCCCGATCTTTGTGTATTTTGCTTGGTTGAAAGCATAAGTCACTGTGACGTTATCAAGTGTGGGCGTCCATGTGCCTTCCTCGTAATCGTCGAGTAATTCACTTGTCATGCCGGTAGCGTGGCTGTCAGCAGAAAAATCAACACCTTGCCCCGATGTGCCAATCACCACACTTCCCGTTGTCGCGGTAAGTGATGCAACGCTGACGGCACGACCTGCGGTCAAGTTTGCAACACTTACTTGCTTGGTAGTGCTGCTTTGAACAATAGGTAGAACCTCTGTTCCGGCAAGTGGTGTCGTTGACGCAGGCAGTGCTGAAATTTTCAAATCGGCCATTTTTAATCCTTAGAAGTAAGCAACTTCAATCGAAGACGTGACAGGAGGTGCTTCTGAGAAAGTCAAAACTGCATTCACGACAGAATACGTGTTTTTTTGCTGGTACACACCATTGATGAACACGTTTGTGGAATTTTCATTAATTGGGGCACGAGTCAATGTGTAACTCGCTTGAGCACCAGTGCCTGTGAAATTTTCAATCGTCGAGGAGCCAGCGGCCAAGCCTAACAAGTTGTCCCAAGTTGCAATCAATACATCGTTGGAGTCTTTGAGAACAAATTTGTAATTGACACCAGCGGACACCCAAATTTCACTGCTGCCGGGTACACGACCTGCTGCATCAAAAACGATTGGGTTGGTGTGCGCAACATTGCCTGCGGATGTCGTGTACGTGACCTGCGGAGTGGTTGTGCCAGCGGCGTATGTGTACAGCTTACCACCGGTGAGAGGATTACCATTGTTGTCAAAAAACTGGGCACCTGCGCCGCCCACGGGTGAGAGAAAAACGGCCATTTGTTACTCCAACAGAATAAAGCCGCCGTCCTCTTGAACGAGGTTGTCGCCGTCTTCAGCTAAAAGGTTGCTCTGAGCTTGTTCGCTGCCGCGACCGCCGAACAGTGCAATGATGCCACCCAGCCCAATGCCAACAGCGTTGCGAACAGCAATAAAGCTCATTTTGTGTTCATCGGTTTGCAGTACACAGTGCCACCAGAAGAAATCTGGATGGCGCTCACTCGCCACAGGCCAGATGTGCCGGTGGGGATTTTGAACGGGATTGGTGTGAAAGCAGGAATCGGTGTGCTGGCAGTTGTTGCCACAGCGCCTTCACCCACCTCAACGTAGCAGGGTTCTGTGGACCAGACCATGACGCCTTCAGGACCAGCGGGCCAGCCAGATGTGTTGGCCGCTGTGCCTGTGAATGCAGCAGTTTGAGCCGGGAAGTTGGCTTTGGCGAGGGGGTTGAGAAGTTCCATGATGGCTCCTTGTGGGTATTGTACTCAATAGCCCGGTGAATTTTGAATGAGGATGATGTTGAAAAACGAACTGGCCGAGTTGTTGCTGGCAGAGCCAATGACTGACGCACCAATACAATTTTTTTCGGGGATGCGGTACGGAGGGGAAAAGTCGTACTGCACAGAGCCGTTGTTCAACGTCGAAACTGCACCTACGCGAAGGATACCATCAGGACCGTGTTGCTTCAAGAACGCTGTGACTGAGGTAGACCCAGAAGCTTGACCTGTGGTGATGACACCCTCGGTCATGTAGCCGGTATAGCCAGCCGGGACGCAGTAGTGACCGGTTGTGCGCTGGTTGTAGCCAGCGGCAATCAGGTCGTACAGGGTTGTGCTGACCTTGGCGGTGATCTCGCCTGCGTTTGCGCCACCAGACCCAACTGTTGCCACGTAAAACTGGTTGACGTACAGATACGTGCGCACGGTAGATACCGGGGTCGTGCCGTCCAGAGTCACCGTTTCGTAAACGATCTCGTAGTTGTCATTCACACCCTCGATGTACACAGTGCGTGCGCCTGTGCCAGCGGAGTCATCGGCAGCGTTTGTAGACACGATACTGAGCACCGAGGCCACTGTGGGGTGCGGGATTGTGCCGCCATCAGGCCAGATCGACTCCTCAGTGGTGTCCACATCGGGGTTGTAGCCAAACACGGTCACCACGGAGTGCCCACCGATCAGATTGCGAGACACCTGAAGGTCAAACGGTTCGGTGCGGCCAAAGTAACTGAGTGATGCGGTGGGTGTTGTCATGCCAAAAACCTCAGTTTATAGAGCGCCGACAGGTAGACAGCAATGATCTCGTCAATGATGTTCTGCAAGGTTGTGTCAGTCTTGCCGCAGACCTTGTACCGGTTTTCCTCGATGTACGCCAGCGAGTCCTCCAAGAACGGCAAAATTGCACCGTCTTTGCGGGCTGACTTGAGCGAGATGGGGCCAATTAGACCATGACGGCCTTGGTACGCCTCGGCAAACTTGTCGGCGGCGTCCAGCACATCCTCGTAGAAGTGCCGCAGCGCCTTGTGTTTTGAGTATGAACGGGTGTTGAGGTGGACGGAATGGGCCACATCCCGCGCCAAGAACAACTCACCCATGAAATCAGCGCAACTCATTACATCATCCCTTCAGGTGGCATTTGACCTTGTTCGGGGGCCATTTGAGGCTGCATCTCAGGCATTTGCGGTGCACCACCAACCAGATCGCCAGTGTCCATCGCTGCGGCAATTGTGCCCATCACGATGTCCTGAATCTGCTCGGGCGACATACCGGCTTGTACAGCGGAAATTCGCTGTGTTTCAGCAGAATACGCTTTGATGTCAGCTTCAAACTGCTTGATCTGCATCTCACGGGCTTCCATGCTCTGGTTGACGTTTTGCAACATCTGGAACATGTTCTCCATCTCAGCGGCCATCGCTTCCATTTGCTGGTTTGCAGCGGCCAAGGCTGGATCGTCTTCGTCGGCCAGCACTTTGGGGTCGATGGTTTTCTTGAACCGCTTGGCGAGGTCTTGAGCACCGGGCCAGTCCATGTTCTTGACGAACAGATCGCCAGCGACTTGCCACAACTGTGGGTTGCCTTGCAGCAACTGGGCCATGCTCTCCAGAGCCTCTTGACGCTTGGTAGCGTAGCCGGGGCCGGTGATCACGCGCACATCGTACTTGCCGACAGCGGGGTTGTAGATTTTCTCAATCAGCACACCTTCTTGGTCCACGATCCGCTTGACAGGTTCTTCCTGCATCGGGTTCATCTTGACGGTCGATGGCTCACCATCTTCGCCAATGATGCGGGCAATGCGCTCGGTGTCGTAAATCTTGGGGATCAAGTCCACGAGTTGACGACCAATGTGACGAATTGCACGGGCCAAGTTGTCAACGTAGTGATATGTGCCGATGTCGCCTTCGCGCTGGCGGGCCAAGATAGCTTTGCCAGAACGCTCATTGCTGGTCATGCCCAGCGATGCGTTGTACTGGCCGGTGGCCGACTTGATGTCCTCGGCAGCACCCGCCTTGGCTTGCAGCAGGCCGCTGGAGGCCATTGGAGGCTGTGCCCGCTGGGGTAGTGGCAACACCGCGCCTTGGCCGTCTGTAACGTCTGGATTGACCTCCAGATAGGGCCAGTTGTTCGTGTTGGCAGTCTTCCACTGCTGCTCGTAGCCTTCAAACTGACCGCCGTACCCGATGAACGGGGCTTTGGGGGCCAGCGCCAGCATCTCAGCTTCCTGCGACACCCAGTAGTTGTACATGCGCTGGGCATCCTTGGCGTTGCGCACCAAGCCCGACACGTACATCTGGCCGTCCACCTCAAACTCGTTACCGACCACGCGCACCACGGGGATGTAGGCACCGGCCCACTCGCGTTCCTCGAGGATGTCGTAGCCGTTGATTTTGCACCACTTGACCTTTTTGCGGTCAGCTTCACGGGTACGGATCGGCTTGCCGAACATCATGCGCAGAGCCTTGTCTTCGGGTGTGCCCGTGAACGCAGTCTGGTTGCCGGGGTACAGGTTCAGTGTGTGCTTCTCGTACTCGATGTAGAAGTACTCAGCGATGCGGATGGTGTTCTCACCAATCCACTGGGCGATGGACTGATCGCCCACACCAAGGCTCATCAATGTGCTGATCGGCGCGGCATCGGGGTACAGACGCTCGTACTCAGCTTTGGTCAAGTCTTCCGTGACGAAGCACCAGCGGGCATCTGCGCCCGTGGGGTCTTGGATCATGGGGTCCATGTACACGCTGAAGCTGTTGCGAATGCGCCCGATCTTGATGTCTTGATCGAATGTCTTCTCGTCGCAGTACTCCGTCAGCAAACGGATGTAGCCTTCACCGTAGGACACTTGGTTTTCGCAGGCGGTGTCGTAGGCCACGTCAGCATCGGAGATGTACTCGATGTGACGAATCACGCCGTTGAACACGTCTGCCACGTCAACATCGGCCTTGTCGTCAGCCGGGATCACTTTGATGCCGGGACGGTTCATGCGCTGCTCGTTCGTCACTTGATGAACGTGCTGTGGCAGCTTGTTGATGGTGAGGCACGGGCGGGCGTTGATCGTTTGACCCTGCACGGCACCACGAGTTTGGAGCACGTCAGCAGGCCACTGCCACTGGTTGTCTGGGGAGCCTGCGTAGAACCGCAGATCGTCAAGTTCGTCTTCCCGGGTCTGAGAAAACGCTGACATAGCCATTGTCATGCGTGAACGCGCAACGGCCAAAATTTCCTCGGAACCGCCTTTTGACGGGTACGGTCCGTTTTTTGCCACATTTCCTGCGGCTACGATTCCGGTGGTGTCTTTCATGCGTCGAATACTCCGAGGGTGTGTGATTCCCTCATGACCAGAAGGTTGTCACCTTCCCATTTTAAGTCCTGACCGATGGAATCACCAAATAGCACCTTGTCGCCGACTTTCACGTCTTTTGCGTCAGGGCCAGCGGAGATTACCACACCTGTGCCTGTTTGTTTCTGCTTCAGAAGGATGAAAAGCTCGTGTTTTTCCATGTCTGGGCGCACGATCAGGCAGTCTTGCAGGGCTTGAATGGTCATTTTTTGGGCTTCATTGTGGGTTTTTTGGCAGCTTCACGCTTGACCGAATAGGCAATCGCAACTGCTTGTTTTTGGGGTTTTCCGGCTGCTACTTCAGCCTTGACGTTCTTGCGAAACGCCTCTTTTGAGGGTGATTTGACAAGTGGCACAGTTAACTTCCCATCCATGAAGTTGTGGCTGCACCGTTTTGAGCGTTGCGCCGGGTGATTGTGCGGTCATTGTACTCCCGATGTGCCACAGGGTACGCGAAGGTCACGGCGATGGCGTCAGCCGCATCGGGCGATGCTTGTCCACGGGCTTTCATTTCCTTCTTGCCTTCCAAAAAGATGGTGCCTGCCGAGTTGGGCTTCTTCATCGGGCCGATCAGGTCGGACTTGAGCAGCCTGTCTTGTGGGATGCTGGCGGTCTTGAGCCAGTCGCGCATCGCACCCCAAATCTCAGCCCGCTTGTTACCCCACATGGTCGGGTTCTTGGCCTTCCAGCCGAAGTTGACCCCGCGCACTTTGTACTTCTGCTCGGTCAATCTGTCAAGGATGCCGTACCCCAGACCCCCCTCGTCGATCACGGTCAGTGCTGGCCGGTACTCCTCGATGGCGTCGATGACGTGGCCCACGGTGGTCATGGTGTCGTCACCACGGAACCGCTTGATCGCCACGATGTCCCGCCCTTGGCGCACGGCGATCACGGTGCTGTCCATGCCGCCCCGGGCCGGGTCTACGCCCACGATGATGGGCGCGGTCATGTCTTTGTGCAGTTGCCGCTTCATGGCGTCATCGACAAGGTGTGGTGCGATGAACTGGTCTTGGCCCGACTTGGGGAAGTCACCATAGACCTCGACCCGGGCCTCGTCCGAGTCCTCACCGTACTCGTTGATGATCTGCTGATAGATGGTCTTGTCGGTGCCCTCGACTGTGCGGGCGTCGATCTTCTCGCTCTCCCAGAACTCCCGCTTGCTGCCGTCCACGGCCTCGTAGAAGTACCCGGTGTTGCGCCGTCCGTTGCTGAACGCGAACCAGTACCGGTCCAAGATGTTCTCTGTAAAGAAGCCCGCAGCCACGGACCAGATGCTGTCCGGGATACCGCTGGCCTCGTCGAAGATCACCATCATGCCGTCCATGTTGTGCACACCGGCGTAGGCGTCTGGGTTCTCCTCGCTCCACAGCTTACCCTCGGCACCCCAGTACCGGGTGCCTTTACGCAGGTCACGCTCGACCAGTTCAGTCAACCAGTTGGCCGGGTTCAGGCTCGTGGCCGTGGGTTCCCACCAGTGGGCGTTGATCGCCATCGTGACCCACTTGGTCAACTCACCCCACGTCACCTTGCGCAACTGGTTCTCGCTGTTGGCCGACACGATGACGGAACTACCTATCCGAGTACTCAGCATCCACAAGATTAGCCACGACACGAGGGCCGACTTGCCCACCCCCCGGCCAGAGGACACAGCCCTGCGCAGCGCGTCGATCAACTGGTCGTTGCTCAGTTTGCCCCGGTTCTCCTTGATGAAGTCCCGTATCCTGCGCAGTGCCCTACGCTGCCATGCACGAGGGGCTTTGAAGTGTTCGAGGGGTGTGTTCTTCTGCCCCCAAGGGAACACAAAGAGCACAAACGCCTCAGGGTCGTCCTTGATAGACGGACTCCAAAGCTGGCTCATCAGGGTCTGCTCGTCTTCTGGGCTGTACCGGGGCTTCTGCATCAGTTCTCCAACCTTGGTGTTACGTCAATCACCTCACCCTCGATCACCCGGGCTTGGGCCTGCGCCAGCGCCTCAGTGATGGAGATGGTGCCACCCAGTTCAATTTGTTTCGTCTCGCCGTAGCGTTTCCTGTTGTGCGCACCCATGAGCCACTTGCGCGTGTCGATGCGCAGCTTGTCCCGGTTCACCGTGTCGTTCGAGTTGGCGTCGATGGACTCGACCCCATCGGCAATTTCCAGAATCTCCCCGGCCAAGAACTCAGTGCGCATCTCCTGCGCTTCCTTGAACCGTTCGTGGCGGGTGGCATCCCGCTTGACCCAGCGCAGGAAGTCCTCATACGAGATGGCCCGGTGGTCATCCTCAATCAGCGATTGCAGGGACCGGCCACGGTAGATGTCCTCCACGATGCGCTCGAATATCTGCTCATATTCGACATGCAGCAACGCCCTTGCAGCCTTCGAGGTTCTGAGGGGTTCTGGGTCAGGCACGGTCAGCCAGTTTGGCAGTTGGTTTTCACTGGCGACAGCCGTGCCTACGAACGAGGTGTTCTCTTGTTTCATAGTGGTACGGATGCTATCACATGCGGATGGTTTTGTGTAACACGGGATTTACGGGGTAAGTGTACCCACTGGGTTTTTACTTTTTGAAAAATTTTTCACAGTTTCTGTGATGCCTACGTAGCCGGGCCATCGACCCCGCTGGCCCTACCCCCTCCCCTCGCCCCAGCGACTCCCGGGCACCACTGCAACCACGCACCCAGCACAGACACCCCAGCAACCCGGCACCCAGTGGGTGCGGAGATTCGCGCACCACTTGCACCCAGTGGGTCCATGTGTCCGGGTACTTTGGGCGGGCAAAGTGGGCGAGAAACTCGGGCACCCAGTGGGTCCGGGGTTCAATCGAGAAGCCGGGGAAATTCCCCAAAATCTGGGGAAAGTAGGCACCCAATGGGTCAAAGTTATGCGATTTGGGGGCCGTGGCGACACTTTCACCTTTCGCGCAGGCAAGGCGAAAATCAGAGTACTTTTTAAAAGCACTAGAAATCCAGAATCTCCAGAATCGACCCCCTGAGATAAAAGGGCAATTTGTCACCACGTACAAAGTGACACCGTGAACCCTACCCAGTGGGTTAGGGAAAGCCCCTAGAAACTTTTCTTCTTTGATTTGTTGACAATGTGGACCCAATGGGTTAGAATTGAGCACATTAACAACCCGTAACCGTAAGGAACCGACACCATGAACCGCCACGCCTTAACCTACATCGAGATGTATCCTGAACCCGTGGACACCCGCGAACCTTCCCCGCTGATGATTTGGGCGGGTGCAGCCTTCGCACTGGGTGCCATGTAC